CCCTTCCAGAGATGACGCATTCCGAACGCTGCTTCGTAGTGTTGAAAACTTGGATGCGGGAAGCGAATTTAGGCATGAATCTAGCTTGGTTAAACGAATCCGGATTAAGTTGGACGGTGCTGGGACGGTACATGACGGTGGCTGCAACCGCGTTGAGTCGTTTAATGATAGCGTCTATCTCTTTGGCAACTAGCCCCTCAGAAACAAAGCCGAGCTCCGCCAACTGTGGGAAGGTGAATCGGATGTTAGCGTAAGATGCGTCGAAAATCTTCGCGGCGATGCAGGCGAAATCGATTTGGATGGTAGCGGAAAGAACGACCCCAGCTTGATCTTTGCCGGTGACTTTAATTGGTGCGCTTATGACTTCGTCGAAGAGAAGCTGAGCGGCGTCTTGGGCGGGGACGGCAATAGGGACATCAGTCTGGAAAGCGATGAATGGGCAATTGGTAACATAGTCCCACTCAAATGCCTGCAAGCCCCAATTCGTCTTGAAACGCATGTAGGCTGCGACCGAGCCAGTCTGTTGTGTGCGGCGCTTTCCTACAGCCCAACCGTGGAGCCAGCCCTCGTAGACGGTGCCATCACCGATGGCAGGTGGCTCGGCTGTGATGCCAACGACAGTACCGAAGGACGACATGCGGATGTTGGCTGTGTCCTCACGAACAAAACGCCAACCAGGAAGCATCGGGTTAACATCGACGGGTATCTGGAGAGCTTTGCTATCTCTAGGGCGAATCATGACCCAGCCATCAGTTGATCCGATCTTCGTCTTGGCCTCAGCGAGGGTGGTCGGGATACCAGCATTGAGCGGATCGCTGAAGTAACCTACCTGGATGGCGCCAGAAGCTGTGCCGAGGGGAGCCGTGCACTGGAGGTCGAGGGTCAGAGCTTCGAAGGTGTAATACTCGAAGGCATCAAAGAAAGTCTTTTGAAGCGTCGACGTGATTGGTAGGGTGAAAGCTGCAAAACTCTCGTCAGGCTTGGGGTTCGGGAGGATGGGTATGTTCACGCGAAAAGGAAATTTAACGATTTCTTCGCCGTAGAGCGACGCTTTGGAATTGCTGAACGTGGATAGGGATCCGGATGGAGCCGGGATTTGGCCGAGATTTTCTGCGGACATGCTTAGCGGAATGCTGGGCGCGGAACAGGAAAATTAGCGGATAGCGCGGAGCAGAAGACGGGAAGAATTACCTAAGCACAAATATTGCAGCAAGTGGTGAGTCCTTTAGGGACAAGGCGTAGGTGTAACGTAGTAAGAAGGGGACGGGCAGGTATACAAGTGGTTTGGAAACACCTGGGGGTCAAAAGTGCAACTGTTCAGAAAACGAGGTCTAGTTGGTTGCCGTCTCGCAACTGGTTCCAGCTTAACTGAAGAAGATGTTAAACCTTCGGCAGCAAGACCTTCGATAGCAAACTCCATGAACTCGCCACCGACGCATTCGATGGGACCTTCACCTAACGCTGATACGCAAGCGTCAAGTAGGACGTCGGCGGTCTCTAACGCAGTCGCTTCAAGTAGAGTCATCTCTAGGTTACCAACCTCAAGAGTCCACTCGGCTTCTGCTACAGCCAAATAGACTTTCTCGTTGAAAGCGCCACCTTGGAGGGCTTTAAGAATGCCGTTCAGAGTTATCTGCTGCGCCCCCTGTATGATGGCGCCAACGGTATCTATTATGTCGTGGATGATGTCGATGCTGTCAGAGATGGCTGACAAGAACTCATCAGCGTCTTCAAGGTGGTCCTTCACCGAGTGGCCCCAACCATCCTCACTGTTAAAGATCTCATCAGTTAAGTTGGAGCCAGCATTGATCGCCTGGACGATGTTGGCCTGCCCAAGGCGCATGTCGTAGAGGATAAGTTTGGCGGTTTCCTCCAATTCTCCCAACTCCATCGTGATGTTAAAGTCATCACCAGATATGTTAACAGAGATGGCATCAAGGTCTTTAACTTCACCTAGGATAGCTTCAACGGAGACATACAGCTGGTCTAGTCTGAAGACACTGCCGCCGAGTTGAGCCTCGAGAATGTGGAGGCCTTCCGAAACAGTGTGGTTCAAGCCAGAGATGGCTGAAGTGATGGCGTTAAGTTGTTGGAGCACGTAAGCGGTTTGGAAGATAGACGAGATGGCAAAGCCGAAAACGAGGATGGCTTGGGTGAGTCGCAAGGATTGTATGAGTTCAGCTTGCTGGGTGTCGTGGAGGGCTACGGCTTGAACACCGTGGAAATTTGCGAGGTGGGACATGGTTACTGTTGAAGAATTAAAATTAAGGGATATTGGTGGGGCTAGTACCTATAGGATTTAGTTAAGAATCTTCTTATAGAGGAAGCCGGTGGTGTGGTTGGTGCTGCGACTGAAGAAACTACGACTGAAGCCACCTTGGGCATACCAAACAAGAAATGACCAGAGAATCTCACATTCTGAAACGGACAAACCATAATGGAATGCGTTCAGCCGAACCATATGTTGAGCCTCATCATTATTCCTGATCAGATGTAGCCAGTCGGCAACAGCGGTGGCGTACTCGTCTGCTTGCCGTTTGGTCGTGTATATTCTACAAGCAGCTTTATTAGCGAGGCGAGGCAAGTCGATGGTCAGCACGTCGCCGATAAGGTAGCCGACAAAAGTACCAGTGACTCCTTCCTCGATCTTCAACTCTTTGAAGCTCCTTATCTTGGTGATGTGTTGGGATCTTATAAAACCATCATCACCTTTAAATCCAGCAACGAAAGGAGCGGAGACACGGTAGGCACTCCCAACTCTAGCCATGTTATCGATGGTGTTATTCAAGTATGTCATGGCTGTACCGCTTTGAAATGCATCGAGGGTCCAGAGGGTGTAGTCAAGGCCTCTCGCTGACCAGGCGCGTATCGTGCTGAATAGGATATCGATGACATGTTCCGGCGTGCCAACTATGCGGAAAAGTCGTTTAACGAGCTCATGCACAGCTGCCGTCTTAGTGGTGTCCTGTTCACTTATATCGGTGCACACGGTCTGGTATCGTCCGGGGGGTAGGGTGCGAATATCAGCATCAAATCTCTTCTTAAAATCTTCAGTACTGGTGCCGTTAGGTAGATGGACACCTGGGCGCCGGCACCTGATAATCTCCAGCTCGAGGCATCTGACGTAGGCCATACAAATATGATTAATCGTTTTCGGTGAAGCGGAAATCGGTTGGCCTCCCTTGAACTTGTAACCTCCGGACGCCGTGAAGCTGCCTTGCAACCAGGTTTCAATCTTGAGTCCAGCCTTGTCTTGCTGCTTGTTGAAGCAGGAAATGGTGCTGGTTGCGAATGATGTTGATCCGTACAAACCCTCCTCCTGTCTAGTCGGGTTCTTTTTCGCGACGATGTTCTGGCATGCTTCAGCCTCAGCCACGGCGAGCATTTCTGGGGTGATCCGCGCCAGCTGGCGTATTTTGATGAATTGATTGAGTCCAGATGTAAGTTGTTG